AACCGCACATTAAGGAGAGGTATCAATTTGCTGCCTCTTCCTTTGTTAGAATGTGGGGTCACAGTTCATTAAACGATCATAAGATTATAGATTTTTGCCTTGAGTGGGCACATCGAGAAGAAAATGCTCCGTTAGATAATTTCATTGTAGACCAATACTTTTACTACGAATTTAAAACTTGGAGGGGATACTAATGTTCCATCTCATAGAAGTCTTAGCAGCGAGTCCAGTTTGGTTAGGTCTTTGTGGAGCGGGCTTGACTGTTGCTCCCATTATAGGTATAATGATTACACACCAAAATAAATAACGGTGGTGACGGGCATTAGCGCAGCTTGGTAGCGCGTCTGCTTTGGGAGCAGGATGTCGGGGGTTCAAATCCCTCATGCCCGACTGCCAGTTACTTCACTGGCATACTTGACTAAACACTCAACAACCCTTATAATACTAAGGTAACAATTCAAAACAATGTCTCTGATTCAAAAGTTTAAGAAAGATGTTAGCACTCTCCGTCTTGCTGCTAACGGTGATTTCTACCTTGATGTAAAGAATCCGAAACTTTATAAAAAGGTTCGCCGCTTCTATGAAAATGAAGGGGTGGTATTTTCTGGTGATCCTCTTGATGACTATGAAATGCTAATGGAATATATTGCTGGTGATCTTGAATCCGTAGAGGTTGTATGAGCAAGATTATTCTTGAACGAGAAGGATATCGCTTTGTAGAAGCAGGTATCATTGAGATCAACGGTAAACCTGATTACCGTATGCAAAAACAAAATGAGTATACCAAACGCTGGAATGACATTTATCTTTTTGATAATGTTATGCAATGTTCAACTGCAATGGAAGACATTGAGTATGCAAAATGGCTAGATCCAGATCGTGTCCCTTGCTATGTAAAATATGATGAGGAACCTAATGTATTTTGATGATGCTGAATTGCTTCAACTTGAGTTTTGTATGAAGCAAACAAAAAACCAAATGTCGATGGGCGGAGAAATCCGTCGCCATGCTTCTATTACTCAAAAGATTGAGGAGGAAATGGAGCGTCGTAAGCAAGAAACTGGTGCTTATACCAAAGAAGGTTTGCTTCGTCGCCTAGAAGAAGAAATAGAACGCCTAGAAAAGGGGTTCTCATAGTCACGGATGGACTTAAACAGCACTGGTCGGGAGCAAACCCCTTATGTCTAAAACAAGTATCTTACGATATCTTGGAAACATTCTCCTTATGCTTGGTTATCAAATCATGCTATGGGGAAGTTTCAAATATGGTTTGGTCATTAAGTTTATCGGAGGACTTCTTGGTATTCCTTTTGCGATCAAACTCAAACTTTGGGATGTGCTATTTCTAATAGTATTCTTTGGTATTACCGAGATATCAAAATTAACCCAAATTTTCTTGGTTTCATAAAACCAAGTGGTGGAGTCAATCTGACCCCTTCTGGTTTCTTGTTTTCCCATTAAAAAGCAAGTGGTGCGGATGGGGTAACTCCCGCCTAGTTTCTTGCTTCTAGTTAAAGAGCAAGTGGCGAGCCTGAATTACCAAAGGTGGGTTGTATAAACCCACCTTTTTTAGTATAATTATAAAAAACTGTATTTGTATGAAAATCGGATTTAATTGTAGTTGCTTTGATCTTTTTCATGCCGGACATGTCACAATGCTCAAAATAGAAAAAGAAATGTGCGATTATCTAAAAGTAGCACTTCAGGTCGATCCAACAATAGATAGACCTGGATTAAAAAATAAACCAGTGCAATCCATCTATGAAAGATATGCTCAAGTTCAAGCATGTAAATACGTTGACGAAATTCTTGTTTATGATACCGAAGCAGATCTTCTCAATTTAATCAAAACTCAAACCTTTCATATTCGATTTTTAAGTGAAGAATACAGGGATATTGAAGTTACTGGAAAACAACATTGTATTGACAATGGCATTGAAATTCATTATCATATGAGAAGACATCAATATTCAACTACAGAACTTCGCAATAGAGTTTATAACCTTGAGTGTGCAAAAAGAGAGGAGGGAAATATCAAAGAGGTTAAACAATATTCTCCAGAACTTTTAGAAAAATACGGTCAAAAATGACAGTTTTAGTTACAGGCGGGGCTGGATTACCAAAGGTGGGTTGCATAAACTCACCTTTTTTAGTATAATATATGAATTGAATTTAAAAATTAATGAATATAATTTCTGGTAATTGTGCAGGTACATTCAGTGGATTTTTAGCACATTTGTCTTGGATGGAAGTCGCAGATAATCCTGAAAATGAAATAAATCTTTGTTTACATGCAAGAAATAAAACTCATTATCCAGGAAATAGTTACTCCGATTATAAATGGTTGTCTTCATCACAGGTTAACAACTTTTCTGAAATTCTAGAAGAAAATTTACTTCATAAGTTTTTTGAAAAAAATGACTACACTACAGGAAATTTTCCTTCAGAATTTACTTACTTTGAAACATATCCCGCAGATGTCAAAGATATAATAAAAAAATATCCAAAAAGTTTAAAGTATGATGGAAGAGGAGGATTAAAAAATCAATATGATGATTTAGAGCATTTAACTTTAACTAGAGAGGCATTTAATAAACATTGGAATAAATTTAAATTTACCAACGAGTTTAATCAAAAAGTAAAGGAAGAAGAAAAAATAATTGAAGGTAAAAAAGTTATGTGTTTAATGCTTCGTCAGTCAGAGCATTACGTTGGCGTCACTGAGGGATATAAATGGGGTGGACCAAATGTTTTAAAACATGCAATTGAAACAGTTAAAAGTAAAATAGATGAATATGATGCTATTCTTTTAACCACACAAGTTGGACCATTTTTAGATAAATTTATTGAAATCTTTGGAGATAAATGCATTTACACTGAAAGAGAAAGATTTGACTCTGATACTGATTGGAAAGGTGGTAGATATGCACATACTCCAATGACTGATGAAGAGTATGAAATTGAATATCAAAATGCAATGTTAGATGTTTTGCTTTCAAGTAAAACTGATTTACTGATTGGTGGGAGTAGTAATATGTTTCTTGCTGCCTTATGTATGAATCCAAAAGTTCAATTTGATGTTTTTTGTAAAGCTAATGGTCTGTAATTAAAAATTATGAAAAAGAAATTTAATTTAGTCGGAAATACTTTTACTCATCTCACAAATGGGAATAAAGGATATTCTGTTCACGGAAAGGAATCTAAGTATATTGAATGGGTTTCAAGTGGAGGTGACGGAACCTTTTACATTGATAACACTATTGATGTGGGTATCAGTGATAATCGACCTGGACCAAAATATTTGTGGTTATTAGAATCAAAATTTATTAAACAAGGTCTTGTTGAGAATATCATACAAAATCGGGAATTGGTTGAGGATACCTATGATAAAATTTTTACTCATGATCAAAGACTTCTTAAATTAGGAGAGAAATTTGATTGGTGTCCTGCACAAGGATTTTGGATTAAAGAACCAAAAGTCTATGAAAAAAGTAAAATGATTTCAATGATTTCATCTAATAAGAGAATGTGTGAAGGTCATCTTAAAAGACTTGAGTGGGTGGATAGAATTGGAGATCAAGTAGATCTTTATGGTCGTGGATTTAAAGAAATTCAAAATAAAGAAGAAGGTCTTTGTGACTATATGTTTTCAGTTGCGATTGAAAATGGTCAATATGAAACTTATTTCACTGAAAAACTTTTAGATTGTTTTGCGACAGGAACAATTCCTGTTTATCTTGGAGCTCCAGACATTGGTAATCATTTTAATATGGATGGTATTATTCTTTTAACAGATGAGTTTGATGTTTCGGAGGATATATACTATGCTAAAATGGATGCTATTCAAGATAATCTTGAGAGAGCAAAAAAAATGGAAATTTTAGAAGATTTTATTTGGGAGAATTATTGTGTTTGATAAACAAAAGTATTTTGAAGAAATTTATTCTACGGAGTCTAAAAACATACCAACTTGTGCATTTCTTTTTAGAGATTTTGGAGTGAAGTTGGGATGTAAATATTTTGTTGAAACAGGAACTCATTTAGGTCATGGAGTTCAATATGCTCTTGATCACGGATTTGAAAATGTTTTAAGTTGTGAATTTATGGAGAATAGATTCAATCACTGTATTGAAAGATTTGTGAATGATGATAATGTAAGTTTATACTTAGGAACTTCTTTGGAGTGTATTCCTAAAATGCTAGAGGTTATTGATCAAAAATCTTGTTTTTGGTTAGATGCTCATGATGAAGGTGGTGGAGTTCCTACCTTTGAAGAACTTGAGTTAATTAAGGAACATTCAATCAAAGACCACACAATTATTATTGATGATATTCCAGTTTATTTTTCTAACAAAAAACAAAAATTAGAAGAATTAATTTTATCAATTAATTCAAGTTATAAGATAGAATATTTACCTGTTTATTTTGGGGAAGAACCGAACTATACCACACATAGACTGGTAAATGATTATCAACTTTTGGCTTATGTTGAGTAATTAAAATGAAAATTTGTTTAATTAATCAACCAGCAGGAATTGGAGATATATTCTTTCTTCAATATGTTGCTAGAAAGTATCTATCGATGGGATATAAAGTAATCTGGCCTTTACAAGAAAGATTACTA